TAATGGCTAAACTTGACCCAATATCCACATTAAAAATGCGGAGAGATAAAGCTACCCAAATAATTAATGAGCAAAAAATTGCTGGACGTAGTGATGATGCTAAAGTATTCTTAGATAAATGGCGTCTTGATAATCTAGGCACAACAAAGTCAGGTGCTTTACCTCCTGTAGATGCAGTGCCTCCTCATCTTAGAGGAATTATTTTTAAGAGAGCTGAGGCATCAACTGATACTAAGACAGCTGCCTTTACTCAAAAACAAATGGACGGACTTAACAAAGTCTTCCCCGGTGCTGAAGGTAGGATCAATGATTTTAGAAAGAAGCAGTTTAACATGGGTCCGATGAAAATAAAACCCGGAGTACAGCTACCTGACCTTGCTCAGTTTCCTGACAAAGAAGGCGGCTATGTTACAACTGGTGGTTTCTTTGTTGATCCTAACGGAGATGCTTACATCAACACACCTGATGGTTTGATAAATGATGGAGAGTACAATCCAGACATACATGGTATGATGGTTCCTTTAGCTAAAAACAAAGCTAAGAATGGCATGAAGATTGCTAGTAACCCTGACTATGAAATAGAAAGGGACATCTTAGAAGCTAGAAATAGTAAGAAAGCAAGAGAAGATGCTGGCAGAGATATGTTATTAGACGAAATTTTTAACAGAAAAAATACTAAGAAAGGTAAAGCGTAATACATAGTGGCGACCCGAATCGTATCGTCCTCGCCATATATGTATACTACCCAACCCGAACTTATGAACACTACCGAATACGGTAAGCAAAATATTTACCCAAACGAAACACCCCCAAGACTTATGTCACACAATGCAGATTGCGAGCACGATCATTCACATGATCAGTGGCACATCGCAGAGGAAACTAATGGTCGCCTAGCAATGATCGGCTTTGCCGCAGCAGTAGGATCATACATATTTACCGGCCAGATAATCCCCGGCATATTTTAATTTACATACACACCACACTTATTACAATGACACCAGAAGCAGAAAGATTTAATGGATGGGCAGCAATGCTCGGATTCGTAGCAGCGATAGGAGCCTACGCAACAACAGGAAACATCATCCCCGGTGTATTCTAATGGCAGCTATCTCAGTAACAAGAGGCAGCAACACTTCTAACTGGGAGCGTTTCTGTGAGTGGGTTACAAGCACAAACAACAGACTATATGTAGGTTGGTTTGGTGTCTTGATGATCCCTTGCTTACTAGCAGCCACAACTTGTTTTATTCTAGCCTTCATCGCAGCACCGCCTGTAGACATAGACGGCATACGTGAGCCAGTTTCCGGCTCGTTATTATACGGAAACAATATTATATCAGGAGCAGTCGTCCCCTCCTCTAATGCAATCGGACTACACTTTTACCCTATATGGGAAGCCGCAACCTTAGACGAATGGTTGTACAATGGTGGACCATATCAACTCATCGTCTTCCACTTCCTCATAGGTGTCGCAGCTTATGCAGGCAGACAGTGGGAACTATCTTATAGACTCGGAATGAGACCATGGATATTTGTTGCTTACACAGCACCTCTATCCGCAGCACTAGCTGTTTTTCTCGTCTACCCTTTCGGACAAGGGAGTTCCACATGCTCGGTGTTGCTGGGGTATTCGGTGGATCTCTTTTCTCTGCTATGCATGGAAGTCTCGTTACTTCTTCAATCATTAAGGAGACAACAGCTAATGAGTCACAGAACTATGGCTATAAGTTTGGTCAAGACGAAGAGACATACAACATCGTTGCAGCCCACGGCTACTTCGGTAGATTAATTTTCCAATATGCTTCTTTTAATAATTCTCGTAGCTTACATTTCTTTTTGGCTACTTGGCCCGTGGTTGGCATATGGCTCACCTCAATGGGCATCTGCACCATGGCTTTCAACCTTAATGGTTTTAACTTTAATCAGTCCATCGTCGATACAAACGGCAAGGTCATTCCTACTTGGGCAGATGTCGTAAACAGACAGAACCTTGGTATGGAAGTTATGCACGAGCGTAACGCACACAATTTCCCACTCGATCTAGCGGCTGCTGAACAAACGTCGGTAGCCCTAACCTCACCAACAATAGGATAATAAAAAATGCCCCAAGGTAAAGGTACATACGGTACTAAAAAAGGACGTCCTCCTAAGAAAGGTACAAAGAAAAAGTAATGGCTAAAAAGGGAGACATGAGTGGATTGACCATACGAGGTGGTCACAAAAGATCCACAAAATCTGGAGCCGGACTTACCGCTAAGGGAGTCCGTGCATACAGACGCAAGAATCCCGGGTCTAAATTAAAAACAGCTGTCACTGGCAAAGTAAAGAGAGGCTCCAAAGCTGCAAAGCGAAGGAAGTCTTTCTGTGCCAGATCTCGTGGCTGGACCGGCCCGAGAGGAAAAGCAGCACGTCGTAGATGGAAATGCTAATGGCAAAAAAATGTACCTGTAAAAAAGGGAAGAAAAAATATGGCCGCTAAGAAAGGTCTATACGCTAACATACACGCAAAGCGTAAACGTATAGCAGCAGGCTCAGGAGAGAAGATGAGGAAACCCGGATCAAAGGGTGCACCTACTAAAGCTAACTTTACACGTTCAGCTAAGACTGCTAAGAAGAAAAAATGATACTGCGTCCGTTCATCGCTTATGCGACGCATGCAATCTAGTCATGGAACGGGGACTAGGTATCGGAGATTACTCATGACAGTAACTTACGTATATCGTGGTATCGAGTACACAAAAACAACCAAGTAATGGAATACAAACACCAGAGCGAGGGTGGATTTGGCGTGGCTTATCCAGTCCAATTTTCACCTAAGCCTGAAGAAAAAAAAGAAGAAGAAAAAACTGAAGCTCAGTTAGAAACTCCTTCTTATTAAATAGCACGGGGAGCACCTCAGAGTCGGACTCCCCTGCACTTGGCATTAGCCCTTACGAGGATACCTTCTGCCGTCTAGACGGTGTGGATAGACACACAAAAAAACTCGAGAAAATTTCAGATCTGAGAAAGTAAAACTATACATTCTTAATAGAAATGGCTCATCAGTCAACAGGTAATAATACCTCATTAACCCGTCAGGGTCAGTCTAATAGCACAGGTGACGCTAGAGCACTTTATCTTAAACTCTTCTCAGGAGAGATGTTTAAAGGCTTTGAGCACAACGCTATCGCTAGAGACCTTGTAATGAAAAGAACCCTAAAGAACGGAAAATCATTACAGTTCATTTACACTGGACACACAACAGCTGAATTCCATGTACCCGGAAGGTCCATACTTGGTAACAGTGACGGTGCACCTCCAGTAGCTGAGAAGACCATCACAGTTGATGACCTTCTAATCAGTTCAGCTTTCGTCTACGAATTAGATGAGACACTTGCACACTACGAATTAAGAGGAGAGATCTCCAAGAAGATTGGATACGCTCTTGCTCAGAAGTATGACCGCTTAGTGTTTAGATCTATTGCACGTGGTGCTAGAGCTGCTTCACCAATCACAAAGTCTAACTTTGTAGAGCCCGGTGGAACACAAATCCGAGTTGGTACAAACAACTCAGGTGCTGACGCATATGTATCAGCTTCACTAATCAATGCATTCTATGATGCTGCTGCTGCTCTTGACGAGAAAGGAGTATCTACTGAAGGTAGAGTTGGTGTACTAAACCCAAGACAGTACTACGAGCTTATCCAAGCTGTAGGATCTAACGGTCTTGTAAACAGAGATGAGCAAGGTGACTCATTACAAAAAGGAAACGGAATCATTGAGATTGCAGGCATCAAGATCTACAAATCAATGAACATACCATTCTTCAGCCAATACGGTACTAAGTATGGTTCTGCTTCCGCTACAAACCCCGGTGTAACAAGCCCCGGAAACGTAGGTTCATTCGTTGGCGAAGCTGTAGAAGATGCTGCTAACGATGTAACTGGAATCAACAACGAGTATGGTGAAGAAACAGAATTCGCTAACTCATGTGGTTTGATCTTCCAGAAGGAAGGAGCTGGCGTTGTAGAAGCTATTGGACCACAGGTTCAAGTAACTTCTGGAGACGTTTCAGTTGTTTACCAAGGCGACGTAATCTTAGGTCGTCTAGCTATGGGTGCGGATTACCTCAACCCTGCTGCATGCGTCGAGCTAGTCGCTGGTGCTGCTGCTGGTTCATCTGGTAACGCTGCATTCTAATGCACATTATACGGAGGGCTTCGGTCCTCCTTTTCTTATTTTTTAATTATGCCTTTTCCAACCACTAATGCGGTCAAAGAATTACCCGCTATAAATCAAATATTATCCACATGTGGTCAGGCTCCTGTAACCACTCTAGATCAAACCAACCCGGACGTTGCGATTGCTTATGATACGTTACTACAGGTGACTCGTGAGGTTCAAGCAGAAGGTTGGACATATAACAAAGAGTTTCATTACTTGTTCACACCATCTGCAGATGCCGCTACACTTAACCAGATACTAATACCTAATAATGTACTACAGTTAAAGTTATCTAAGAATAATGCTAACATGCAGTATGATGGTATACGTAGACAAGGTAAACTATACGATAGAATACACCACAGATACACATGGGAAGATCATCCTAGTGGAGTGGAGTGTGATGTTGTATGGGAGTTTGACTGGGTAGATTTACCAGAACCAATACAAAACAGTATAGTTGCTAGAGCTGCTACTATTGTGTCCCAGAGAATCGTGGGAGATACAGCACAGTATGAGATGTTACAGCAACAAGAAGCGTACGCTAGAGCCTTAGCTATGGAGTACGAAACACAACAAGGACAGTTCACTATATTTGGACACCCTTATGACAAAACTAATTCCTACCCAGCTTATCAACCTTTCCATGCTTTAATGAGATGACAGCAGTAACTCAACGAATTGACAACTACCTCGGAGGAGTATCTAGACAATCTGATGACAAGAAACTTCCCGGTCAAGTCCGAGAGTGTCTGAACGCTTATCCTGATCCTACTTTTGGTTTAACTAAAAGAACAGGATTTAAGTGGATTAAGAATCTAGGTACAGGAACTACATATGATGGTGGTAAATGGTTTTACATAGCCAGAACTGCAGACGAAAGATATATAGGAGTCATTACTCCAAAGCCTAACAGTGGGTTTGGTGGCATATCTATCTGGAACGTAGACGGTACAGTATGTACTGTTAACATGGATACAAGTACAGCTATAAATGCTGTAAACTACCTTACAGGTGCTAGAATTAATTACTCTATACTGACTGTACAAGATACATCAGTTATTGTAAACAACTTACAGACTGTAGCTAAACAAGCTGACCCTAACTTTGTTGCTAATACACGTGCTACACTGGTACTTAGTGACACTGCTGTCAGCTCTACATACAGCGTAACAATGAATGCTGGAGGTGGTGCATCTGACCAGACATTTACAACAACTACAAGTAGCAG